GACGGTGTACGCTCCGCATTCAGCGTCTGGCAAGTAGATGAGAAAATGGGGCGTCAGCGGTGTAAAGACCTTGGCGTTACATATACTCGTAATTCTGTCTTTGATGGTGCTGTGGTTAAATCTAATGGCCCTGCAAACCGAGAAATCAGACACTTTATAAGGAATCAAAGCAGTGGCCTTCTTGAAGATAGGTCTGTGGACATTAGAAACTTAGCTCTATCTACAGCAGTGCGACTAAGGCTTGAGCATATGTATGAGTTTATTTCTATGTGCGAGGAACATGGAATGGCAGTAACCAAAGGCGGTAGTGATGATGGAGCCTATGAAGCAATACGTGTTAGCTCTTCCTCAGAGCCATGCGTTTTAGCGCTCAAAGAAGTTAGTTCATCTACCATAAAGAATACGATCACAACGTTACAAGAAGAAGGTCGTATTGATGTTTACAGACTTTCTCAAGGTGGTGTTAAAAAGTGGTTAGGAACCATGAATGGCGTTATGTCTCAAGGTATCTATGAGGCTAGAACTGCAAGAGAAAATCATTGACAACAATGGGAGTATATGTTAAAAATCCCACATTAAATGAAAGGAGGTAAAGATGTTAAAAGTATTTGACACATTAGAAACAAAACCAACGCTGCAACAAGCTCAAGAGATTGTTGGCGGTCTTGTTGAAATGGTACATTCTCCAAGTGACCCAGATATTCAAGTCTTGGTCAATGAGGAAGGTATGTTGCTTAATCTACCCTGGAACAAAGAAGCCACAAGATACGCTGAAACTGGTATTGTAGGTAACGCCATTGTTCTAAAGGGTGATGCAAAATGGGACTAAAATCATTACACCCGGCGCAAAATGCAGAGTTAGACTTTTTGCGTCGGGCAGTAGATAGATTACAAGAAGATAAAAACAGAAATAATGAAGCTCATAATGTAAGATTACGCCTTTGGGAAGCCAGGGAAGAATTAGATAAATTTGTTAAAAACCTTAGAAAAGAAGGTTATAACATATAATTACCTAATTGAATTAGCAAATGGGGACGCATAAGAGCTATATTGCGTTGGATATTGCGGCTGAACACTTCCATAAGATTGATATGCTGGTTGTTGCTGGTATTGTTGCGCCATTTGATAAGGTTGTTGATAAGGCTGCTGATAACTCGAATAATTGTTCGGGTAACCATAAGAGCTTCCGCCCATAATACCACCACCATAATACAATTGTTGTTGCATTGGCGGTTGATAATAAGGCTGTTGATAAGACGGTTGTTGGTACCCTCCATAACCACCTCCATAACCACCAAAGCCTCCTTGAAAACCACCACCATAACCACTGCCGTAGCCTCCACCATAACCTCCGCCGTAGCCAAGTGGCTGCATATAATTTCTTCTTTGCTGTCTTTGCTGGTTAAACTGACCGTAAGCATCAGTGCCTTCGAAAGCTGATTGCAATCTTTGAAGCTCCGCTCTTTGTTCTTCAGTTGGACCTAAACTTTGTGCATATTGATTATATGCCTTATATTCATCCGTATCAGTAACTGCTGTTCTGTACTGATCCATAGGTCTAACAAGAGGTCTTGAATAATTGTTCGGGTATTGCTGTCTGCTGCCCATGTATTGCTGAAACAACTGTCTTAACTGAGCGCCAAGTCCATCTCCCAAACTTCTGACGCCCGGAGTTGGCGTTGCGGGAGCTGAGTTTGTTGGAGGGGCAGTAGGATTAGCTGGCACTACTTCTGTGCCTGGAACTGTAGGATTTTCTTGTGGAGGTACAAATTCTGGCGCACCACTGTTATAAAAATCTACATATTTTTTGTATCTTTCACGGTATGCTTCATCTGATTCAGGCCCAAGTCCAGACACTGGTTGGCTCATTTTATAATCTTCAAAAGACATAACTTCAGAAGGACCTTCTTGCACCAAAGGTAGATCTACTTGCGTAGGGTCCATATCAGCGACTGGATCGGTAACAACTGGAGCAGCATCAGCAGATTTTATTCGGTCTAAATAAGCCTCGTATGCTCTATCTTGCGCTTTACCAATACTACCAGAACCGCCCATACCAAAGTAAGGGCTGTTATACATATCCATAGTTCCAATACCATTACCTGCCGATAAATAATCTTGAAACTCTGGAGCGTCAAAAAAACCTGGATCAAGATCAGAATATTCTTCTTTAAGTTTTTGTGGATCTGGAGGCTCAGGATTGAAAATTGGATTAACAATTGCTGGCTCAATTAGTGGGTTAATATATCCTGGGTCAGTTACTGGATCGGGCAATCCTCCATCTTTTTTAAGCTTCTCTAAAATTGAAAGACCAGGTGGTTCTATTGGAATACCCTGTTCTGATACAGCTGCAGATCCAATTCCTTGATCTATTGGGTCTTGAGTTGTAACCGGGTTTGCAGCTTCTTGTTGTGCTTGAACCTTCAAAGCTAAAGCCTCACGCATAGCGCTCATATAGTCACCGCCAGAAGCCATAAGCTCTTTAGCCTCTACCTCCTTGTCCAACGCTTGTTGCAATAAACTAGGTTGCGTTGTCGTTACAGGATCGGGATCGCTTTCTTTACTTAATGCTTCCTGATTAGCTAAAAAATCAGCCTTGTAGCCTTTGTACTTACGTTTTGCGTTCATTGCTGTTTGATTAGGATTTCTCCTTAATTCATCTTCAACAAAAGCTTGAAAACTAAGAGGTTCTTCAGCCATAGTAGCGCTCCATAGTGATTTAACACCGACGATATATAAAAAAATCCCGTAAATCAACAAAATAAGCCGAATATTTGTTCGGGTTTGCCCGCAGCGTTCCAGCTAAAATGCAAAAAGACGCCCCGCGAAAGAAATAAATTCAGGGCGTCTTTTCTAAAGATGCAAATTTTTACAGGCCATCACCACAACAAGCCTTGGAGCGTAAAAATTAAATCATCTTGTCACTTTGTGTTGAAATCAACACTAACTACGTTATCTAACTCTTTGTTCTCAGTCACAATAATCGTTCTGTGACCAGTTCCCTGGCAGTAATAACAACGATCTGTAATGTAAGCACCGATCCTATCATCGTACTCGGTATACAAACCTTTGCCCATACAGGAATGGCAGTTCTCACTTTCATCAACTACATTCATTTAAAGCTCTCAGAGATAAAAAAGTTTAAAAAACTTTCTGTAATTGTTATTTTCTTTGGCTCAACAGGTTTTGAAGCTTTCTTCATAACCTTCTTCATATCCTTAACCCAAGCACCACTATCTTTTAATTTATAAATAATATAATGCAACTGATTAGGCTCTAAACCTAGCTTCTTAGCTATGGCTTTGTTTGAAAGCTCACCTCGAAACGCAAGATCGTGCGCCTTATCAATTAACTTCTGGGGGTATTTAGATTTTATTTTCATTGTCTTCCTCCTTTATTGCCAAGCCAATATTCATGGCAATTTGTGGCACAATTGCGTTGCCTAATCCTTTAATTCTGTCCACCCTTTTGGGTATCCCATGAGCCACTCTACGAACATTGGGTTCAACTGCCCACCAGTCTTCTCCTGATTGTCCGTATGTTGAACTGCCACGTCCAGACTGTCCCATGAAACTTTGCCGTTCCGAACCCGACCGCCCTGATAACCGCCCTTGTGATCCCTCGCCACTGGAGTTGGCCACATCTGCACTGCTTTGGTTAACCCAGCGCCTTTTCCCGTCTGTGGGTTGATTCCGCTCCTTTCCGTTGCCGTTGGTGTCGGCCACATTCTCTCTACATGGTTCACTGCGTCTCTCAGTTTCACGCCCCACCGAACTCCGTCCTTGTTCTTCCGACTGAACGTTCCGTTCTCCAGTTCCACGTTCTGAACTATTCCGCCCTCCACGTCCGATGCTCTGGGTGTCGGCCATGTCTTGATGTAAAGATCCATCGTCTTTTCGTCCACTTGCTCCCGAAGATTGCTTGGTTTGGATCTGCCCTTGCGATGCCCCTCTTGCATCTTGCGTGTTGCTTCCTCGGATCTTTGAGGTAGATGATCCATCGTGTTCGGCGTAGCCCACAATCCAGAGTCTGTCTCTTCTGTGGGGAGCGTTGACACCGCAAGCTGGAACAATAAACGTCCGTGTGGCGTAGCCTTCGCTTTCCAAGTCAGCGAGCACTTGGTCGAGACCCATTGCGATGTGACCATAAACGTTTTCGAAAACGCACCAAGTGGGTCTTTTGTGTGCAACAATTTTAAAGATGTACGGCCAGATGTGGCGGTCATCTTCTGTGCCTTTTTGTAATCCAGCGACGGAGAATGGTTGGCACGGATATCCTGCTGTGAGGATGTCACAGTCTGGAACAAGTCTTTCTGGGTCATTAGCTAACTCCTTTACATCTGTAGCTATGGGTACATTTGGAAAATTCTTTGCGAGTATCTTACGACACCAAGGCTCGGTGTCGCAAAATAATATGGGGGTGGACAACTGTGCGCACTCAAAACCGAGGCTGAAGCCCCCGATCCCCGAACATAGATCAACGTGTCTGAGCATCATAATCCTCTGGAGTAATATCCATCCAATAAGGTTTGGTTATAAACTCTCTGGTGACAATACTGTTCTCAAGCGTATCTATAAACCTATGGTACGCAATCTCTTCAGCTTGCTCCAAGGTCTCCGCTTCAATCCCATCGTAATACCGAGAAACTAAATGCTCACAACAATTCTGGTTCATCTCTACTTTAATGTTCCACTCAGTCATCTAAAGTCCTCCGAAATAAAGAAGTCCAAGAAACTCTCCGTAATGGTAGGTTCTTTCTTGAGCTTCAATCCAGATGTCAAAACTGCGTGTAAGGATACAAAGGGATCAGAGTTTTTCTGTGTTCTTTGATAAAGAATATAATTCAACTGATTAGCCGTTAGCTTTAACTTCTTGGCTATAGCCTTGTTTGAAAGCTCACCGTTAAACGCTAGGTCGTGAGCCTGATCAACTAATTTTTGTGAATGTTTCATCTTATCCCCTCAATATCATCATCTAAATAACCGCAAAAATTATCGCTCTCATCTCGGTAAAACCAACGAAAAGTAATGCCTTTAAACATACGCTTTAGCTTCACGGCAATTGGAGTAGGAGCTGACCACGCCGTTAAAAAAGAAAAACATACATAGTTTTCTTCCTCATAATTAACGTGTGCCTTGGAACTGTTCCATTTAGTTCCCCAGTTCTCGCAACTCCAATCGTACCAATTAGGTTGTTCTCTGTCTTTATAACTTAACGAACCTCTGGGATTAATCTCCTTTGGCATCGGAACAATGTTATTAAAGTCAAACGGATTGTCGTCTGACGTTACTAGCTTCATGAACCTATCCTTATCGTGGCTCATATCGAAGTTAAACACCACTTCATTTGTAACAAAATTAGGCATAGCTTTCTCCTTTCAATTTAAATTATACCTACACGACACCCCAAAAAGGGATGCCGACTAGAGATAACTTTACCAAGACGCCCGATACCAGACATCTCGCCATTGTTCATCATCCTCAAGGAACTCCATCGCTAACTCAAAACTTTCAACAGTCTCGGCTTTGCTTTCCTCAGAATAACTACCATTTTCTGTAGAGTTGCCGAAAAAGAAACCATTGTGATCCTTGACCAATTTATCAGATTTAACCGCATCAATAATCAACCGCAATCTATCCTTGGTCAGATTAATTCTTTGACACTCATCCACACCATCGGCAAATGTCTCCACAATCATTCCATGAAGATCAGGATGTTTTCTCCAATATCCCAACAAAATATCGTGAGACTCAATAGGATATTTATCCTCAAGAAGAGGGCGATCTACTTCCTCATATGAGCCGTCCTTCTTCTTTATTAAAGTTGCATTAAAATGACTTCCACTCAAATACATATCTAATCCCATTACAGTTCCTCCACGGCTTCTTTAAGCAACTTCGTTTGCACCATGTTGTATATTTTATGAATAAACTCTTGGTCATAGTTTATAAAAGTCTTTTCAAAATCACGTCTTTTCATGACAGAAGCCTTTAAAACCATAGATTTTATAGCTTTTTTTCTGTATTCTAAACGCTTCATAAGACCATCATCAAGCATTATAACTCCTCCATTTGTTTTTGGATTGAATGAACAACTCTTTGAACTGTCCTCTCTTCTTCAATCGTTTTTGAAGTTTCAAGAAAAGCGTCCAACGTCTTTTCAGCGATATCTTTGCAATCATCCAAGGCTTCCGTGTAGCCCTCAATCATCGCATCTCTTGGATCTGGTCTATACATCATTCCTCCAATCATCTTCATCACGCTTGTATTTCAAACCGCTATCCGTAATCGCATCTAGCATCATTAAAATGCCAGACATTTCATTAGGTGCACAGTCCATGCACATTCTCGCAATAAAGCTCGTAACAAAATGAGCAAAATCTGGAACACCCATCTCATCAGAATGTTTCTCACACAAATCCAAAAGATCCATGTACAACTTCTCTTCTATATCATCAGTCATGCCTTAATCTCCTTTACTCTGTAGACTCAACTACTATTAATTTATATCCACTCATCATTTCTTTTACTTGTTCAGTACTTTTAGCCATTACATAAACGTATGTATTTATATAATCATGCCAATGATCTTCATATTCGACGTAATATCTGTTCATGCCTTAATCTCCTTCTTGCACTCATACATTTTCTGTAACGCATTCTCTATCTCATGCTCGTACATATCCATTTGTACGTTATGAAATATATCCACGTTCGATGAACCATGCTTCTCTTCCCACGAACCTCTGTCCATGTGAGTAGCATCTTCTTCCATGTCCATTAACCATGCTTTCATTCTACCCATAATCTTGATCCTCCAATCCTAAACGTTCTTTAATCCTCGCCATCGCAAAACAAATATCGTCCCACTCAGAGTCATACATTACATCACCCTCTGGAATACTGTCCTCACGATATGTCCACAAAGCGTTCCAAAGCGTGTCTAACCACCTACGCTCATCAGGCGTTTTTATTACTGTTATCTTGACCATTATACTTCTCCCTTCTCGCTTTTACACAATCCCAATAGTACGCATCGCAAGCATTCCGTGATGCATGATTATACATCACTTCAATGGCGTCCTTGAAATTGTTGGTTTTAAATTCTTCTTTATCCTCGTTCATAATAATAAAACGAGGTGTGCCAGAGGGCAATTTGCCCTCCGTGTTGTAGCCGTCTGGGTGATTGACGAACAACTCTAGTTCCCCAAAAACCCACGATGGAGCGGTGTTGTGATGAAAAGCATTACACTCCCACTCTTTAGGAATAGTTAAATCTTCCCAATATCCTTTGAAAAGATCCATTATGCTTCTCCCATTATTATTCTGGTAAATTTAACAGTTCCAGATGGATCAGTGTAAATAAAAATCTCCCGATCACTTTCTTCAAAATCATTAATCGGTAGATAATCTGCGTTCCACTCATCTTTGGTTTTAATGTCATGTAAGGTGACAACTTTTGGTGAAGCATCACCGTAACCCGAAACCCACTCCACTAAAAACTTAATGTTTTTATCTTGATCCATCTTACACCTCAACCGATTTAATCTTGGATACCGCATCATCGAACGATAGCTCATTTAAAAATGTCACGTTCTTTAGATCATCACGAGCTTCTCGTATCGTGTCATAGATACTAGGCTCTGGCTTCACTCTCTTAGGAAAAGACAACAACTCACCCTCTTCCGTAAGAAAACAAACTTGACGCAATAACTTCTTATAATGCTTGCGATCAAGATGAGCACCTAACAATGCTCCACACGCAATCTCCAAATTGCCATTGTGCCAAGTGCCTTTGTAACCCTTAAACTTGTACGCTTCACGGCAATATTGCTCCGCTTCTTCTAGCGTCTCTGACCAAATGCCCTTGAACCTTGGATCACGATCAACACGATCTGCTCCGCCATGACCGTCATTTGAGACAAAGGCAAAAGGTTGGCCACCTACATATAAGTTAGCATCGTAACAAGCGGTCTCTTGAGACGCCCATTCAGCGTATTTAATGTTTTTTAGTTCTAGCTTCATTAGTTTATCCCTTCATTCATTAAGTCGTGATGTACATTTGCAACCGTATCTTCTGACCTAAGAATTATGTCCGCAACAAAAACACTTTGAACATAAGCATTGTCATGCTCTCCATCCTTATCGTCACCCCAAGGTAACTCGTTCCAAGTGTCATACGCATTTATTTTCGCCGTATCACTAGCATATTCTGAATATTCTTTTGTATATCTAACCAAAGCCTTTTCAGATTCCTCAATCATTGAACTTAGCTTATGACTGGCTTCACTTTCTATTTTAACTAGTGATTCATATTTATCCCCTACATCTGGATCGTTATCATAATCCAACTCGTCTATGCTCTTTTCTGTGTCTAAATAAACAAACAGATCTGGTAGCCATTCCCTTAATTCTTTTTCTACTTCTGTCATTTGTTCTATCCTTTCAAAAATCTAAACAAATTTGTCTTCATTAACACGTTTATTATACACAAATCCTTGCAGAGTACAAGTGTTAAGTGCGTTATCCGTGTAGAACAGAGCAGAACAGAGAAAGTGGCTGATATCGAGGAAACAGGTAAATTGTACCATTTGTCCCACGAGTTGCATTATAACACTTCTAGCTGAAAAAAAAAAAATAAAAAAAAATAAAATATGAAGTGTTACAAGTGTTACAAGTGTTACAAAACAAGGGTTTTGCTATATATAGTTAAAAACTAATTTGTCCCACTTCTATGCCATTTGTCCCATTTGTCCCACTTCTTTTGCATATTAGAACATTTTAAACACCCAAGAAATTTTGTTTTTGCCTTATTTGTCCCACTTCTATATATAGGAACTCATGGTTACAAAGACTTCAAATACCATTTCTAGGGATGTCGAGGAACAACACGGCCGAAAACTAACGAACCGCCAAAAGGAGTTCGCTAGGTATTATGTTGAGGGTATCTATTCTAATGCGGAATGTGCCAGAAAGTCTGGATATAGCCCAAAAGTAGCTAAAGTATCTGCAAGCATTTTATTAAGTGGTAAAAAGTATCCGCACGTTGTTGAGTACATTACTGAACTTCGACAGGAAAGAGAGCGTAGATATGGTGTCACAATTATTGGTCAATTAAAACGTTTACATGAACTGTCTGTTGGAGCTGAAGCAGAGGGACAATTTTCGTCTGCAATTAATGCGGAAAAGATACGATCTGCTCTTGGCGGTCTAACTGTAGATAGACGTGAAAATATCCATTCATTAGACGATCTTACTCGTGAAGATATCACCGCAAGATTAGCCCAACTTCAAAAACAATATCCCCAAGCATTTATCGAGGGCGAATATACTGAGGTAAAAGATGTCAACACCAGAAGCGAACTTTTGGAAAACAATCAAGAAAAATCTACCGCCTAAAACTTTTGCAACACGCATAGAAAATCGTCATGGTGGCGGAATACCTGATGTTCATATTATATGGGATAATGTGCCTTTTTGGTTAGAACTAAAAATAACCAAAGCTAACGCCGTAAATCTATCTCCGCATCAAATTGCGTGGAATACTGCATATTCTCACAGGGGAGGGTTAAATTTCATCTTAGTAAAGAGGGTCGGGGAGCGAGGTCTATTTTTATTTGAGGGTAGTCGGGCGTCCGAGCTTAAAGAACAAGGACTAAAGCTAAAACCGTTGTTTTCGGGTTCGGGCTTCGGGGATCTCTGGTCTCGGATCAGGGATCACGCCCCTATGGTCCTATAACCATAACCATAACCATAACTATAACTATAACTATTCGGGTTTCGGGTTTCGGGCTTTTCGGGTTCGGGATAATTCGGGTTTCGGGGTTGGGGTCTTGGAGCGTTAACCAGAACCATAACTAGAAAGGATAGTATTGTGGAAATGTTATGATCCTGGTAACGCTGCTAGGCTCATCAACCTGGGATCAGTATACCCCGGCGCGAACGCCGGGGCAAGGTTTTATTCTTTAATAAAGATCCAATCTCCCCCGTCACAATAAACCGCCCATTTTCCTCGGTCTAATGTGGCAACAAAAGGTTCTTGATTAATCTTTCCATAAAAGCTTTTTATAAATTCCTCCTCTAATGGATTAAAACAATCTGACCAACAAATTCTCGCTTCATTAGCAACATAAAGATTTTGTTTGAACGTATCAAATCCATACCAATCTTTCTCATCCATATTTAAATTTTTAACGGTTTCTTTTTTTGTGTAGATAGTGACGAAGAACCCCCCGTCACTACCGATATTATTTGGAATTGTGAAAACAGTTCCCGAGCTCTCGATTGCAATGCTTGCGATATCGGAACAAATTTCTTTTTTCTTCATCATTATTTGCCTCGCCTTGGAGAATAGGTAAAATCATCTAGCTCACCCGTGCAAAAAGCGGTGCCCGTTGTTGCTAGTTTTCTGACTTTCTCCGCATTGTAAACAAGCCATTGTTCGCCCTTGCGTTGTGATACGCCAAAACAACTGTACCCTAAAACATCAAGAAGACCGTTAATGCGATCCCTAGTAGTTACAGTAGGCCAATTTCTAAAGGAGAATTGCACGTCATCATTTCCTCCTTTCCACGCTATACAATGGCCATGCAATAAAACGTTTTCACCGTCAGTTGACGTTCTAGCACCGTGAGCCTTTTCACCACGCAAGAACGCTTTTGCGATTTTTAAAGTTTCTTTTCTCATATCAAAAATCCCATTCTATGTGATCTCGCACGGCATCAAGATTGCCTATTGCGTAGTTAAATTCAATATTGGGGTTTTCCATAGCAATTGACGGCTCAATGCACGACTCGCCACATATTGCGAGAAATTCCAATCTTTTCTCTATTTCACGCCTAGTAGCGCTTTTGTGATCTAGTTCTAAAGTATCCATTTTCTATCCTTTTCTGATAAATACTAAGTACAGTCTGCAATATTTTGCACGGGAACGCAAGTAAATAATCGGGTTATTTTAAAGATTTTTTCGGGTTATCCCGGGGCATTTTAACACCCGGAACTTCGGGTTTTCGGGGTTCGGGTTTTCGGGTTCCAAGCACTCCAGGCCTGGCGGCCTCTTATAGTTATAACTATAACTATATAATATATTATGTAAATATCGAGGGAATAAAAAAGCGTTGGGCAACCAACGCCTGATTGATTTTAAAAAAGTGATGGCTTAAAAGCCATCACCACCAAATATATCATCAGCATCAGCTTCACCCATATTTGCTAATCTAGATAACTGTTGATTTACTTTATGTATCCTAACTTCTTCTTTAATTTGTGCCATTAGCTCTGGATTGTCTCGTTGTATTTCATCAATACCTCGTTTTGCGACGAGCTCAAACAAATCCTTGTACTTAGGATTAAGCATTTTTAAAAGTGTGTTTTCATCAATATTCATTTATATATTTCCTTTCTCAATGCTGTTTAGCGTGCAAGTATTATAGTGCGTGCCAATTGTAACAGTAACATCTACATCACGATCAATATAATTTTGTATCTCATATCCAAGCATACTGTCTTTTGGTGTTCTAAACGTCCATCCTAGACCTTTTTCTGGATAGTCGAAAACTCCTAAAATAAACTGTGGATTGCCACATCTAGAGTTTTCTAATCGTTCGATTAATTTGATCTTGCCCGTATGTCTTGTTATATTTTTCATATTATCCCTCCAATAATGAAAAGGGACGGCTTTCACCGTCCCTAAGTTTTACTTTTCGTTAGCAATTTTTAACTCTGGTTCATAGATCCTACCATGATCATTATTGTTAAACGCTTGCACAATATCATTAAGTAGTTTCTGATACCTCGGACGCCTATAGTTTTCACCGTGCTCATATGCAATTGAAAGCGCATCAACTAATAAAGCACCGTCTGTTTGGTCTAACTCAACCTCTACTACTACCTCTGTTGTATATTTGTATTTCATGATAAAATCCTTTCTATGTGTTAATCATGTGAGTACAGTCTGCAATATTTACGTGCAGAATGCAACAATTAATTGCAATAAATATCATTTATTTTCGGGTGGATTTTTGGTGGTTCGGGTTCGGGTTTCGGGTTTCGGGCTTCTATTCTAACCAGAACTTGACCCGCTCTTTATAGTAATAACTATTACTATAATATATTGTGTTATCTATTGTATTATCAAGTTGGATGGCCAACTTGGATTAGTGGACACCGACCTGCAGCCGATGTCCATTTAAGATTTAGTTTTTGATTAACCTTTTGAGATACTGTTGATAACTCTTTTTTTAAGGTCTGCAATTTCCTCCGATTTTTTTGCGTGCCATGAGTTGTTCTTTTCTTCGATCTTTAGTCTAGCGACTAAGAGACTGGCTTCGTCCTTGGTTAATGGTAGCGAGAAATCATTGCTATCAAAAATACCTGACGTTGTCACTCCAAGCTCTGTAGCCAGTTTGTTAATGACCCATAATTGTTTTGATGTTGCTAGTTCTGACATTTTTCTATCCTTTCAAAATAGAGAGTTAATATCAAGGTAGACACTTGCAGCAAGTGTCTACTCAGCCTATTAACTTAATCTTCGTACCAAACTAAACCGCACTCAACAAATATATCGTGCATTCCACGCATCGGATCAGGTTTAGGAGCTTTCTTAACAATCAACCGATCAACAAGGTTTCTGTTTAGATAATCTTGTGCTCTGGCAACGGCAGCACGTTTGGTTTTATACTTGGTCTTTATTGCCATGACCATGCCGTCACAGTCGGCACTATCTGGAGTGTATTGAATAAACCACCAAGAGCTCTTACTCTTTTCTACTTTTCCTATTCGTTCTGACATTTTCTATCCTTTCAAAATAGAGAGTTAATATCAAGGTAGACACTCTTGCGAGTGTCTACTCAGCCTATTAACTTTGGTTTATTTTACCCCATGTGATTTGAAATTGTGCTCGCATATGCTCTTTAACTAAATGCTCACCAGTTTTTTCTTTAATTGCTAGACCGTCGTCAATCGCTGTTTCCATCATATCTCTAGCTTGTTTTAAATAAAAATTGCCAATTGCCTTTAAATTTTCTTGGTTTTCTTGGCAAACTTTAACCGTATATATTGAGGCCATTTCAGTGATAACTTCTTTTGCGTTCTCTTCTTCTGACTTTCGCTTCTCTACAATTTTATGGCCTGACTGAATTAAGTCATCTAATGCTTGTAATGTTTGTTGTTCAAATATACTCATGGATCTATCCTTTCTAATGATTTCCATACTACAGTATGGTCACAAGCTGCGACGAATGTCAACAAGTATTTGTTGATTAATGCAATTAATCTATGTCAAGTGTGACGTTACGTAACGTTCACCTTATGTTCCAAAACCCTGTGTCAAGTGTGACGTTACGTAACTTATTATTATGACGTAACGTAACGTTCACCTTATGTTCCACAGCCTCACAGCCTCTCAGATCCTTGCAGATGTCCACAGGCTAGGGGTTACTTGGGGCAAGTGGGTCGGGTCATGGCTGCGGGCAGGCCCCTACACCCCCCTTAAAATCGGGCGCCCGCTTCCGTCCCGCCCTCCCACCCTAGATGAATAAATTCATTTGGAGATATTTTCATTTGACCCCCCGCCCCTGTTCCCAGGATCGAGGTCCAGGAGTCCCTACCCCCAAAAATTATTGCAAATATATTTTCATTTGGGTATATATTGTTATAGGAGGATATTTTCATTTGGCCTATGAACTTCCAAAGGGAAATGTGTTGCTCTCGGTTAGTGGAGGGCGCACCAGCGGATATATGTTGCATAAGGTATTGGAGGCGAATGGTGGTTTACCAGATCGTTGTAAGGTTCTTTTTGCGAACACGGGGCGCGAGATGCCAGAGACATTGGACTTTGTTCAACGGATCTCGGACACTTGGTCTGTTCCTATTACTTGGGTGGAATATACGCGGCGCGATAACAAGGTTGGCTTTAATATTGTTAATCATAATTCTGCCAGTCGATCTGGTGAGCCTTTTGATACTTTGATCTATAAGCCTTATTTACCTAATGTTGCCAAGAGGTTTTGTACTGAGGAGCTAAAGGTACGCACGATGAAGCGTTATTTAGTGTCTTGTGGTTGGAAACGTTGGATTAATACGATTGGTATTCGAGCGGACGAGCGGCACAGGGTCAAAGAATCAAGGGACAACCGTTGGGTAAACTGGTATCCTTTGTACGAGGGCGGAGATACGAATGAAGATGTTATGTCTTTTTGGAAGCGTCATTCTTTTGATTTAGAGATTATGAAGGGTGCTGGTAATTGTGATGGTTGTTTTTTAAAGAGCGAGGCGACATTAGCTGCTATGTTCCGGGAGCATCCTGATCGTATGGCGTGGTGGACGGCGATGGAGAAGAAGATTGGGACGACATTTCACAAGAGCCGTAGTTACTCGGACATTGGATCTTTTGTCGAGCGTCAAGGTTCTTTTATCTTTGACGATGAGTCTTTTCTTTGTCAGGCAGATGATGGGGAGTGCACGGGTTAATGGATTATAGTTTATTGGGAGAGGTTTGCGAGTTAGTTGCGGATCGTGATTATTATCACAACCGTGGGATATTTTTGTTTTACAATTCTATTGTTCCTTCGATCCGTGAGAAGAAGTTTTTTATTCTCAGGCGCGATGGTAAATTAATTGGGTTTTGCAATTATGCGTTTATGACGCGAGAGGAGATAGACGAGGCGACATATGAAGGTTCTGAGATTTTTTGTCGAAATGACGGAAAGATCTTGCATTTTTGTACGTTTGTGTGTGACTCTGGGCCCAAGGATGTTTTGAAATTCACGCGCTATATACAAGAACAGATTTCTAAGTTATATAGGGATGAGGATTTAGAAATTAGTGCGACAAGATTTTATGCACGGGGATCAAGACGTTTAGCGCGTTGGAACTATAGGAGATTATGATGCAAAGCATTGGTGTTAATCTAATTGGATTTCGTAAATTTGAACTTCTTCGAGGTGAGAGCGAGGGACCAGGAGGAGGTGGCGGCCCAGGAGATGCTGGTGGCACTGTTGGTTTTGCTGAAGCGGGTCGAGGCGGTTCTCCAAGTTCTGCTCCGGGTGTTGATGCTGGATTTGGTGTTTCAGGCACTGCTGCTGGTGGCCCTGGTCAAGGCGGCGGATATATGAGCGGATCGCAAGGCGCGATTTCCGATAGCCTAGATAATTACACTGGTGCAGGGGATGGCACTATGGGTGTTTCTCCCGGAGATGCATTGGCTCAAGTAGGGATAACAAGTTTTGGAGACATAGCGGATGAGACTAATGTTGATATAGCTGGTTTTTCGCCTAGTTCTTTAGCTTATGCTACTGAATTGGGTATAGGCACTGCTCCTGGCGCAGCTGCAGTGGCACAGGCGGAAGATGCACAAGCACAAGAAGATGCACAAGCAGCTTCTATAAGTTTTACTCCTAGTATAAATGATCTTGAAGCGTTGAGCACTTCTCCAGTTGATCTTGGTGCGGGTAGTGGTACGGGTATTGACTTTACTCCTGGTATACAAGGATTAACAAGCCCAAGCGGAAATCTTAGTATTGACGCAATAGCTTCGTTTAACGAGGCTATGAGCAATCAAAACCCTAACAACCCAGCAGCCGCAGAGTCTTTAATAGGTGCTCCAGTTGGCACGGGCACTCCTAGCTTTGTTTCAGGAATGGATGCGGTAGATGCTACTATATCGCCTGTATCTGAAACCGATGCTTTTCTTGGTAATTTAACTACGGGCGCAAAGGTTGACACCGATACTTTAGATGCGATGTACGATTCATCCCTTGGCACTCTTCCATCATCAGATAGTCTTTACGGCACAAGTCCTCTTACGGGCCAGCAAGTAACCGCAATGTCTCCAGCAAAAGCAGCCGCGATGACGGGCGGCGTACCTGGAACTATGACGGGCATGAACTTGGCCCAAGATCAAAATTCTCTTGAAGCAAGCAAACAAGCTGCGGCGATGGATGTCCTTGGTGCACAGATCGGTGCTGGAAATCTTACAGGTAATGAGGACATTGATCAGGTTAACATAGAGTTGGCTAAACAAGGTGTTCAAATAGACACTTCTGGTCTTCCCGGTATATTAGGATTAGGAACGGGCGTTAATGCTTTAAATCAAAACTATCAATTGAGCCAGAACCAAGACATATTAACACAGTTGGCTCAAGGAACAGGTAACGACGATGCAACAAACACGGGCATTCTTGGAACTGGGATTGGTGCTGTAAAAGGTGTTAATACATATAAACCTGCTTATAATGCTCAAGGTCAGATAGTTGGTTCTGTTGCAACGGACGCAGCTGGAAATGCTGTGGGCGGTCCAGCTGGAATTACAACGAATGTTGTTGGCGGACTTAAAGCTACTCCTGATTTATACTCTGATGCAGCTGGTACGCAACTTTACACGGGTGCCAATGAAGCTGTTGGTGATTTCAAAGAAATGGCGGCAGCAAGTCAAAGCAGCGATGAGGGTCCACCAGAAGATGTAACATCTGTTGATGCAAATGGTTGCAAAATTGGATCTGAGTTTTTCAATGGTCAAAGATGCCAGCCTATAGAAACAAATACTGGAGACGGCACTGGCGGTGCAACTGGTGGCGCATATACGCCTTATAAATATCAGACTGGACAAGGAACCATGTTAAATCCAGACTTTTCTGATATGTACACTTCCAATGTTAAGTTTAACACTCTTAATCCTAACGCAGGCAACATGAATTTCTTACGACCAGCGGTTAATCCTTACGGAAACTTTGCTGGTGGTGGAATTGTACCGATGATGAGGAACTACTCTGTTAGATGAGCCTAGAAACAGTACCCGAAGAAGCTCTTCGTGAGATACTTTCCCTAAAGCAGGCGCAAGTACGGCTCTCTGTACGAGAAGAAGCTAAAGATAAGTTCATGCCGTTTGTTCATCATGTCTATGACGGCTTTATCGAGGGGCGGCATCACCGAGTTATTGCTGAAAAACTGGAGTTAATTGCTCAAGGTAAGCTAAAAAGGCTTATTGTTAATATGCCTCCGCGTCATTCCAAGTCAGAATTTGCCTCTTATCTCATGCCTGCGTGGTTTTTGGGTCGAAATCCGAAGTTAAAGATCATTCAGGCCACGCATAACACCGAGTTGGCCGTTAGATTTGGCCGAAAAGTGCGAGATTTGATAGATGACCCCCAATATAAGGACGTTTTTCCTAATTCCGAGCTAAAAGCGGACAGTAAAGCGGCTGGAAGATGGGAAACGGAGCAAGGTGGCGAGTATTTTGCGGCTGGTGTGGGTGCTGCGGTGACTGGGCGTGGTGCTGACCTCTTTATTATTGACGATCCGCACTCGGAACAAGACGCATTGAGCGAATCTGCGTTTGATAACGCTTTTGAGTGGTATACTTCTGGTCCAAGACAGCGTTTACAGCCTGGCGGAGCGATTATTGTGGTTATGACGCGCTGGGGCATGAAGGATTTGACTGGTCGCCTGTTAAAAGCGCAAGGATCTGACGTTCTTTCCGATAATTGGGAGATTATTGAATTTCCAGCGATTATGCCCTCAAATGAGCCATTATGGCCCGAATTTTGGGGAAAAGATGACCTTTTAGCGGTAAAAGCGTCCCTTCCTGTAGGTAAATGGAATGCTCAGTGGCAACAACAACCAACCGCTGCAGAGGGTGCAATCGTTAAAAAGGAGTGGTGGAACGAGTGGGAGAAGGAAGAGACCCCATCTATCAAGTACATTATACAAAGTTACGATACAGCGTTCTCCAAGAAAGAGACTGCTGACTACAGTGCGATCACGACTTGGGGTGTCTTTAATCCTAATGAGGGCGGCGCAGACCATATTATCTTACTTGATGGTAGAAGAGGGCGTTGGAACTTCCCAGAGTTAAAAGAGGTTGCGGGTGAGGAGTACGAATACTGGGAGCCAGACATGGTGATTATTGAGGCCAAGGCATCAGGTACACCGTTGACGGACGAGCTGCGTCGAGCGGGCATTCCTGTCATGAACTATACACCGGGCAAAGGACGTGATAAGGTGACGAGAATGCACATGGTTGCACCCTTGTTCGAGGCGGGTATGGTATGGGCACCAGAGAAGAAGTTTGCAGATGAAGTCATAGATGAATGCGCTGCATTTCCCAATGGTGATCATGACGATTATGTAGACAGCATGACGATGGCTCTGATAAGGTTTAGACAAGGCGGATTTATTACGCTAGAAGGAGAAGACGACATGAACGGCGAATGGTATCCGAAACAAAGGGAGTACTACTAATGGCTAGAACACCATCACTTGTTGATTCAGGATTTATGCAAGGTGGCGCATCTGAGGATCTTCCGTCTGTAGATGTTGAAGTTCCTCAAGCGGAGGACTTTGCTGGAGGTGCCGAGATTATCCAAGACGGTATGGGTGGCGCAATTGTTCAGGCGTTAGCTGAAGACGGTATGCAAGAACAAGAGATGATGGCTCAAGCTTATGATCACGATGCCAACTTAGCTGAAGCATTGCCTGAAGGTGTGTTAGGAGAGATATCCACGGATCTTAGAGATAGATACGAGGAAGACTTGGAGTCCAGTTCCGAGTGGCGAGAGGCTTATACTAAAGGTTTAGATTTACTTGGCTTGAATTACTCCGAGCGCAGTCAACCGTTTCAAGGTGCGTCTGGCGTTACGCATCCATTGATCTCTGAATCTGTAACCCAGTTTCAAGCGCAGGCTTACAAAGAATTATTGCCCTCTGGCGGACCAGTAAGAACTCAAGTTCTAGGTTCACAGTCAGCGGAGCGTGAAGCGCAGTCAATGCGCGTTAAAGAATTTATGAACTATCAGATTACGGAAGTAATGGAAGAGTTTGACCCAGACATGGATCAGATGTTATTTTATTTACCGCTATCTGGTTCTACGTTTAAGAAGGTTTACTTTGATGGCCCCAAGGATCGAGCGGTATCCAAGTTTGTGGGTGCAGAAGATCTAATCATTCCTTATACAGCGTCTGATCTTATGACAGCGCCGCGTGTTACCCATGTTTTACGCATGGACGAAAACGAGTTACGCAAGATGCAGGTTGCTCAAGTGTTTCGTGATGTGGAGATTAGTGCATCTGATGATACAGAAGATGATGAAGTTAAGGAAAAGATCCAAGAGCTCGAGGGCGTTAGCAAATCTTATTCTGATGAGGTTTTCACGCTTTTAGAGATGCACGTTAACTTGGATATAGAGGGTTTTGAAGACATAAGCCCTGAAGGTGAGCCAACGGGTATTAAGTTACCTTACATTGTGACCTTGGATCATGGATCTGGCGAAGTATTATCAATACGCAGAAATTATGACGAGGACGACCCATTTAAGCGCAAACGTCAGTATTTTGTTCATTATAAGTTTTTACCGGGTCTTGGTTTTTATGGCTTTGGCTTAATACATATGATTGGTGGTCTTGGTCGTGCCGCTACGAGTATTTTACGCCAGCTTATAGATGCTGGAACCTTGGCTAACTTACCTTCTGGCTTTAAGGCTAGGGGTATTCGTATTCGTAATGATGATGAGCCGTTGTTGCCTGGTGAGTTTAGGGACATTGATGCTCCCGGAGGCGATATAAGGGGTTCTATTATACCTCTTCCATTTAAAGAGCCTTCAGCGACATTAGCCCAGTTGTTGGGATCTTTGGTTGATGGTGGTAGAAGATTTATTTCTATTGCTGATCAACAAATTAGTAACATGAGCCAAGAAATGCCTGTTGGCACAACTGTAGCTCTTTTAGAGCGCGGCATGAAAGTAATGTCTGCGATTCACAAAAGGCTACATTATGCACAGAAGACAGAGTTTAGATTATTGGCGAGGATATTCTCGGAGAACTTACCTCCAGTATATCCTTATGAAGTTGTCGGTGCGCCTTCGGAGGTGAAAGCAGAGGACTTTGATAGTAGGGTTGATATCCTCCCTGTTTCAGACCCTAATATTTTCTCGATGGCCCAGCGTGTAACCTTGGCTCAGACGCAGTTGCAACTTGCACAGTCAAATCCCCAACTGCACAATCTGCAAGCCGCGTATCGGCGTATGTATCAAGCTTTAGAGGTTCAGAATATTGATGAAATATTACCACCGCCTCAAGAGCCACAGCCTATGGATCCAAGTATTGAGAATGCAAGAGCCTTAATGAACGAGTTGCTACAAGCCTTTGCAGAACAGGATCATGACGCACACTTAGCAGCACATATTTCATTTATGGGTTTGCCTATTGTTCAGACATCACCTCAAGTGTTAGGCACGTTTTTTGCACATATCCTTGAGCATATTTCTATGAAAGCGCGTAATATGGTGGATCAAGAAATGCAGCAGATGCAACAACAAGCACAACAAGCGCAGATGATGGCGCAGATAGGTGCAATGGATCCAATGATGGCTCAACAGCAGATGCAACAGGCGCAGATGATGGATCAAAACCAGATTGAGGCTCGTGTTGCTCAACTAGAAGCACAAATGCAGCAAGAAGTGTTGGCACAGTTAGCACCGCCTCCAGGTCAGGAACAACAAGATCCGTTGGTCGCTATAAGACAGCAAGAGTTGCAGATTAAAGCAGCTGAGTCTGAGCGACGAGCAATGACAGATCAGATGCAGATGTCACTTGATCAAGAGAAATTGCGTCAGCAAGCAGTTACGGATGCGGCTCGATTAGAGTTGCAAGAAGAGATTGCGGATGATCGAACAGCCGTAAACAGAGAGCGTATTGCCGCTCAACAACTAGCAGCAGCGAAGAGGAGTAAGTAATGCCCCTGAAGAAAGTTGTTGTTATATGTCTTTTACTTACTGGATGCACAGGCTTTACAGCAGACTGTCCGATGAAATTTGGAGAACCTTTTTGTAGCTGGAGTAAAAAATGAAAAACAAATGGATATGGATAGGGTTGGCACTGGTAATATTCATTGCCATAATATTTTATGGGGTAGATAAAGCGATGTGTACTCCTCCTTGCGTGTAGATGAGCAAGGAGCTTACAGCCCAACAAAAAGCCACCATGACTTGGCGTTGGACTGCATTAATACTTTATCTCCTAATATGTTTCTATGATTTTATGTTTTGCCCAATTTGGTGGGGATTAAACAGACCAGATATATCTCAATTTATGGAGATTATTAACTCAACGGCAGAGCCAATGGTTCAAATGGAATTGATGAAAAAGCTGACCGGGCAGCACGAACCTTTTACGCTTTTGGGGGGAGGATTGTTTCACTTGGCATTTGGTGCTATATTAACAGGGTCAGCGTTTGCCAGTAAGGATTAACATGAAAAAATCTGTGTTATATTTAACTTGGGTGTTTTTAGCGTTGTTATTTTTAATGGTGTTAGTTCCAATGGTTTATGCAGATGAGGGCTGTGATAGCGCAACAAACAGTAATTGCATTGAGACAAACAGTAATACAAACTCCACAACTAATTCTAACATAACCAGTACGACTACTGTAAAGTCTCCACCGCCATCCGCGATGTCTCCTAGTATCAATTCATCAAGCTCAGATACCTGTCACATACCTGCGGGGGGTTCTGTACAAACGCAGATACTGGGTATTAGTGGCGGTACAACCATCAGAGATTTAAACTGTGAACGGTTAAAAAACGCCAAGGTTATGTACGATATGGGCTTAAAAATAAGTGCTGTGGCAATAATGTGTGAGGACAAAAGAATTTGGACTGCGATGATTAATTCTGGCACCCCATGCCCAATCAACGGTCTTGTGGGGGATGCGGCTAAAGCTGAGTGGGAAAACAATCCACATCTAGTGCCGGGATACGTTGCGGGTAAGAAGGAGAAATGGGATGAAGACGATAAGGCAACAGCTCGTGGGGCTGCTGGCATTGGCGGTCTTTTCTTGGCCTTGTTATTCTTACTCTGAGAATATTTACGGTAACACAAAGAACGC